AAGAAGTAACAGAACAATCAAGTGACCAACCAACCGAACAAGTTGAAAAGAAACCTTACAAGAAAGGTAGTAAACCTGAAAAAAATTCTAAGTAATGGTACAAAATGAAATGGTAAATGGACCTGCTCATTATGGCGGGGTGGATAATCCATACGAAGTAATTAAAGTCTGCGAAGCTTGGGGATTAGATTTCGATGCGTATCTTTTCAACGTGGTTAAATATGTTGCAAGGGCTGGTAAGAAAGATGAAACAAAAGAACTTGAAGATTTGAAAAAGGCTGCATTTTATTTAGACCGTAAAATTAAAAACTTAGAGAAATGATATATTGGTTAACAGGACAACCTGGTGCTGGTAAGACAACATTAGCCACTTGGATACAATCAAGTTTTCCCAATAAGTCTATGATTGTGGATGGGGACGACCTTCGTGAAATCTTTATTAACAAAGACTACAGCGAGGAAGGTAGACGTAAGAATATTGAGAAGGCTCAGATACTTGCCAAATTTTTACATCATAAAGGATATACTGTGATTGTATCTTTAGTATCACCTTTTAGGGACCAAAGAGAAGAATTCAAGGTAGAGATGAAAGATGATTTAATAGAGGTATATGTACATACCCAAAATGTTAGAGGTAGAGAACAGTTTCACGTAAACTATGAAGAACCTTTAAGTCTCTTCATTGATTGTGACACTACAGATAGTAGTGAGTATGCAACATTTTTAGAATTAAGAAGAAAATTAAAAATATAATGGAAAAAATTCACGTAGAAGGAGACCCGAAACTAAAGAATACTCAAGGTAAACAATATTCAATGTTTATCGGAAGATGGCAACCGTGGCATTCTGGTCACAAATGGTTAATTGACCAAAGATTAAAGGAAGGTAAAAATGTTTTGATTTGTATCAGAGATGTCAAACCTGATGAAAAAAACCCCTTTACCACTGAACAAGTTCATTCGAATATATTATTTGAATTGTTGGATTTAATTAGTGAAGGAAGAGTTGAAATTATCAAAATCCCTGACATCGAATCAGTAAACTTTGGTAGAGGAGTTGGTTATGATATTATTGAACATATACCACCAACAGAAATAAGTGAGATATCGGCAACTAAAATTAGAGAACAATTAAAACAAGAGGGAAAGTTATGATAGAAGATTACATAGGGAAAGTTATTAATGGGGATTGTATTGAAGTGATGGCGAAGATGCCAGAATCTTCTGTGGATTTAATTGTAACGTCACCACCTTATGGTGTTGGAATTGCTTACGACTCATTCAACGACGACATTGAATTTGAACAATATAAATTATTCAGTGCTAGTTGGTTAAGAGAGGCTTATAGAGTGTTAAAAGATGACGGCAGAATTGCCTTAAACATTCCTTATGAAATTAACAGACAAGACAAAGGTGGAAGAATACTGATGGTGTCTGAACTTTGGCAAGTGATGAAGAGTATTGGTTACAAGTTTTATGGTATTGTGGATTTAGAAGAAGATTCTCCACATAGAAGTAAGACTACTGCGTGGGGTTCATGGATGTCACCATCGGCACCTTATATCTATAACCCAAAAGAATGTGTGTTGTTGGCGTATAAAAAGACTCATATAAAAAAGATTAAGGGAGAACCTGAATGGGTTGGTGAGGTTATGGATATTGAACAGGAAGATGGGACAACAAAAAAGAAAACAATGTATCAAGATGAACATAAGAAAGAATTTATGGAGTTGGTATACGGACAGTGGGATTATTTTGCTGATACAAAACAAATGACTAAGGCAACATTCTCAATGGATATTCCAATGAAAGCTATTAAAATTCTAACATACAGGAACGATATTGTTCTTGACCCATTTACAGGTTCTGGTACAAGTATTTGTGCCGCTGAGATTGGTGGACGTAGGTGGATAGGGATTGAATTAAGTGAGAATTATTCTAAGGTGGCGAAAGACAGAGTTCAACATTTTATTGATAAAAAGAAACAAACTAAATTAGATTTATAATTAAAGGGTCGTTATGACCCTTTTTTTTATTTACAGGATATTTATAAGGATATTATAAATAAAATGGCTGACATCGTTATAAACAAAAAACAATTAAATTTAATCAAGGAACAACAAGTACTTAACGAGTCGTTGTTAAGCATCGAGAATGTATTAATGGCTGTTGGATTCGTACCTGTTATTGGAGAATTGGCTGACATTGCTTTAATATGCTATTATCTTTATAAAGGTGAAAAATTATACGCGGCGTTAATGTTGATTGCTCTTATACCTACAGTTGGTGATTTTATTGTTAAACCAATTATAAAATTATTTCAAGGTAGTAGAAAAGGAGCGGTTGCGTTAAAAACTGGCGGTGTAAAATTAACTGAGTATTTAGCCAAAAATCCTGAAGCTGCTGCTAAATTTGCTAAATTAGGAAAATATGTAAAAACTCCTGCAGTTGAAAAAACAGTACAGGGGATTACAAAGGTGAACTCAAGCTTAGGTTCAAAATTAAAATCAGGATTGAGTGAAATAAGTGGAGGAAGTGTTATTGCCGGAACCAAGGCAGCTGCAAAAGAAGTTGCTGCGGGAGGTAAATTTGGTAAAGGACTTAAGGACTATTTTCAAGGAGAAAGATTAACTAATTACTTTGTTAAACATGGTGTTGCACCTGAAACTGGAATTAAAAGATGGTGGTTGAACGTACAAGCTGGTGGAGATAGAAGAGCTGCGTTCAGAAAATTTATTAGTACTAATAATTTACTTGCTTACTTTGGAATTCCTTCTTTGACAACATTTGAAAGGAAGATGTCTGAAGATGCTGAATTTAGAAAAAAAGTTGCTGATGACCCTAAAACAAGTGACTACATTGCCAAGAATTATAATGATGACTCTAAAAAATCGTCAGAATCACAAGCATCTAACAACACGGCACAAACCACACAAACTACACCAAATAAAAACGATAACCCATTAGTAGGATTAATTGGAGGTTTGTTTAATAATCAATTAGGTAAAGCCGCCTTATCAACAATTTAAAATAAAAGATATGAAAGAAGAAATAACACTCAAACTTGTCCAAATACAATTACAGTTCAAATTTTTACATTGGCAAACATTTGGAGATGCTAAACATAAAGCTTATGGAGAAATTTATGAGGCTATGGGAGGTAATATAGATAAGTTAGTAGAGGCTATGATGGGAAAATATGGAAGAGTCCAATTTGATTCAGAATTTTCTATTATGTTCCAAGACATCTCAGCATTAAGTGTTCAAAACTTTATGGATGGAATCACTGAATTCTTAGTGGGTATGACAGAACAATTAGACCCAAAATATGATAGTGACTTATTAAACATCAGAGATGAAATTTTGGGTGACATAAATCAAACAAAATACAGACTTACATTAAAATATTAATATGGCAAAAAAAGTAATACGATTGACTGAGGCTGACTTAACAAATGTCATCAAGAGAGTAATCACAGAACAAAGTGAAGAAAGAAATATCACAAGGGCTATTCAAAAGTTTTTAAACAAAACAATGAAAGCAGGATTAAGTGAAGATGGTAGAACAGGACGTAATTCTGCAACAGAAGCAGCAATTTCAAAATACCAATCTAGAATTGGAGTATATCCTTCAGATGGTACGTGGGGTCCAAACACATGGGATAAGATGCCGGAACAAGATAGAAAATTATTGAAGGACCTTATTGCTAAAGAGGGTGGACCCGTGGATACATTTTTAAATTGGTTAGGAGTTTAATGAAAAAAATAATATCAGAATCAGGATTAAGAGACATTTCAGCTTTAAGGAAAAGATATCCTAAAGCTGAAATTTATTTTCACCAAGACTTGGACGGTGTCACAACCGCTATTGCGATGAAGAAATATCTTGAAGATAATGGTATTAAGGTTGTTGGTTCTCACATAATTCAATACGGAGATAAAGAATTTGCCGTTAAAAAGAATGATGCTAAAGGAGACGTAATGCCGGTTTTAGTTGATTTTGCTCATGGTAAACCAATGTTCAAGATACATACGGACCACCATGATAGACAAGTAGGTGCTGATAAAGACACATCAAAGTCATTCAGACAAGCTCGTTCAAATGTTGAAACAATATCTCAAATTGTTTCTCCAAAAGATTTATTTCCAAGTTCGGATGTCCTTTTAATTAATACTGTAGACTCTGCAGATTTTGCCCGTCAGAATATTACACCTGAAGATGTTGTAAATTACCTTTTTCGTTTTGATAAAGAATTACCACTTCAAAAAAACAAAATGTTATTAGGGTTTGTTATTAACAAATTAGTTTTAGCTTTCAAAAACAGACCAGGATTTTTGGAAGGATTGGTTATGGATAGTGAGCCTTCATTAATGTCAATTCTTACTAACATAAAGAAATGGATGAAAGAAACTAATGCCGTTGGTACAGAAGAACTTCAACATAATGCCAAAGACTATATGAAATCAATGGAAGGGGTTCCAAAAGTTGAAGATAGTATTATATCTCAATACGGAGGAGGTTCAATGTTTAAACCAGGTTCATATGACCGTTATACCCCTTTTAAGAACAATCCTGACGCTGATTTTTTAATCATGTCTTGGCCAATGGGGTTAGTTCAAGCGTCTTGTAATCCATTTAAAAAGGACAGAGAATTGAAAGGAGTTAACTTAGGTGAGATAGCTCAAGAAGTTTTGGGAAGATGGGAGTCTAAACTTAAAGAAAAGATGATTCCTTTGTCTACAGTTAAATGGGTTAGTGAAACAAGCGTTGGACCTGAAAGTATTGGATTTACATTTCAAGACTTTAATGCCATTTATGGTGGAAAGTTTGAGAACCTACCAAACGGAGAAAAAGCGCTTAATCATATTAAAGATATGATGGAGACACCATTCAAAGACTTACCTGAGGAACATAGAGAAATGTTAGATAAGATTAAAGTAAGTGCGTGGGATATAATTCAAGCCAATTCAGGAGGTCACAAATGTATTACAAACATCGGAGGTTTAAGTTATTTAGGGAGAGGTACAAGACCACCTCAAGGAACATATCGTTATGACTCAAACAAAGAAGACCATCCGTACGTTAAGTTCGTGAAGATGATTGCCCAAGAATTTGAAAATAAATTAAAAGAGAAGATTCAAGAATCAAAATAAGTATTCAACGGTATCACCAGGTTGAATATTCAACTCTTCGCAAGTTCCACCATCCAATTCCAAAACTATATTACCTCTACCACAATAAGATGGGCAAGGTTTTTTATTACATGGAGGACAATTGGAGTGTATATTAACAATAACGTTATTTTTAATCATTATTATATCTAAAGGTATAATACAGTTCTTCATCCAAAAACATTGTTTCTTTCCACCCATTAAGAATAACAAACCTTCAAAAGATTTATTAAACTTTTTACCCATCATCCCAATTCTTTGGGATTTTTCATCAACAAGTGTTTTGATTTTAAAAATATTATTGTTAACTTTAACTCTCATAACTAATAAATACCATGGATAAAAAAAGATACACAGGAATCATCGTAAAATGTGGAGATAAAATCTTACTTTGTAAAAGAAATAACTTAGGTTCATTCCCGGGAATGTGGTCAATACCTGGAGGTAAACTTGAAGAAGATGAGACAACTCAAGAGGGTGCGAAGAGAGAATTCTTTGAAGAAACTGCGGTTGACATCCAAGACCAAGAGTTAACTTTTGTTGGTATGATACCTCGACACACCAGAGATGGTAAGAAGATTAAAGGATTGATGTATGTGTATTTATTAAAAGTTGATAGCCCAATTCATCCTGATTTGGTTAATGCTATCGATGGAGAAGAACACACTGAATGTGGTTATTTTTCTATTGATGAAATAACCGAAGAGAAGTCAGGTGAGTATCTTCATAAACTCGCAGAAATAGTTTTACAATGATAGTTGATGTAATAATATTCGGACTTATGGCAGTAGTAATTGTCGTTGGACTTTATGGTTGGTGGTCAATAGAGAGACAAATTAAAAAAAATATTGACGATATGGACCTTTAATTGAAAAAAAGTATTACCTTTGTAAGACTTTGATGGAAATGGAGATATTTATATTTCCACACCTGAAAAGGTGAACATCCCCAAAAAATAGTTTCATAGAAATTTGGCAGTGTCAAAACTGTTGATTACTTTTGTGAGACAACCCTATCCCACAAGTGAAAAGATTGAGAGATTTGATTAACTTGTGGGGTTTTTTATCGGATGTTGTTTAGCTCTTTAAAAATTTGATTACACCCGCTGGTACAACCAGCGCATGACGTGGATAGGTGACCGTGGGGAAGTGGGATTGTAATCATTAAGATATATCGTGAGGTAGAGCAGTGGTAGCTCGGAAGGCTCATAACCTTTAGGTCGCGAGTTCGAATCTCGCCCTCGCAACAAAAAATAGTTTAACTATTTTTAAAAAAAGATTTGACGAATTGAAAAGTTCTTCATATCTTTGAAAAACAATCGGGTAAAACCGAAAGTTCTTTAACATCGAGATGCAGTTAACCTGTCCCATTAGGAGTGGGAGGTGATTGAGGGTGAATAACACATCTTCAATGAAGAATAACGAATTCAGTTATTTTGTTAAAAAAACTTACAAAAAAGTTTGATTGTTTCCCAAAACATTCTTACCTTTGTAAGACAAAAGAAGAGAAGGGGTAGTTAAGGTCCCAAGTTTACTTGGCCGTAAAGTTTTCCCTTTTCTTCTTTTTAAAAAAAAGTTCTTTGAATAAAAATATTGTCTGTTCAGAATGTTTGATAATGAGACCTTCGGGTTGATTTTGAATAACAAAATGATAAGATATATTGGGCGGTCTATAGTCCATAAAATAAACCATGAAAGTGGTATAAAGTGATTTGTTCTTGATTGGAACGGTTGCGGCTTCGGGAACGGAGCTCGAGTAGACAAGCGGGATATCATTCGACCTTGAGTACTGAGGGTAACACTGTAGGGAAAGTGGTTGAGTGACTAAGCGATGTGGGTCGTTTAGTTGAGGTGGGAACACCGATAAGAATAACTCGTAGAGCTGTTGTAAGAAGTATGGTCGTCCAACTATACAATTACGGAGTTCAATATTAGAGTAGATTTAAAACCGAAAGGTAAGAGTTCGTACAGGTGGTGCTGTTGCTCTCCTTATCAGATACCTACCAAGGTGTCAGTTATGAAGTAAACTCAAAGTATGGAGGTCGGGAGACTTCAAGGTGTAGTTCAGTATCGTCTCATTCAAAAGATGAGATGACTGGTTTGACGGACCGCTACATCTATTATCCACAAATCACAACTTTGTTAATTAAGGTTTAACAACTTATAAATCAATAAAGGAAAAGTGTTCGTCAGT